TTCGGAGGATTATCCTAATGGCACTTACTGAAAGATGCGAAAACGACAAGATTGAAGTTGTCGGACAATACAAAGCAGTCCAAGTTCGCTGTGCGACTGTGATTGAAAGAGATGGTGTAGAAGTCACCCGTTCATTCCACCGTCACGTTCTTCATCCTGGTACTCTTGGAGAAGGTAATGTTCTGGTAGATACTGACCTTTCTGGTGAAGATGCGGACGTGCAAGCAATCTGCACTGCTGCCTGGACAGATGCAGTCAAAGAAGCGTGGAGACAGAAGTTAGTTGCTGACGCTGAAGCAACACCATAAATACCTAAAAAAACTCCTATGAGTATTCTGAACGTCAACCAAATACAACCAGTAGGTGGTGGTCAGACTATAACTGTAACTGCTCAGCAGACTACGGTTAAAGATCTAACTGCCGACTCGGTTAATATCAAAGGGGGTAGTGCCAACTTCACTGGAAATGTTGGCGTTCATACCAATAGTACTAGCAGTAGTACTCTCACAGGAGTTGGTAATTCTTTTGTTGGAATGTATATCGGTGATGGGTTCTTAGCATTTAATCCAACATTGGATAACCCAAATGGTTATTATATTTCAGCAAGTATCAATGCGTTAAATGCTGGACCAGTCACTCTTGGTTCTACTATGACGCTTGACGGTACTTGGGTTATCGTATAAGGAGGTAATATGGGAACTCTTAACTTCGCAGGTGGTGCTTCTTTTTCTGGCATAGGAAACAATAATATTTTCACAAGTGGAAATTTAATAAAATCTTCACACCCAGCATTTTCTGTTTATCGTTCTGGTAATCAAGATATAGCACATAATTCCAGAACAAAAGTTCAATGGAATGTAGAAGTTTTTGATGTTGGTGGAAACTTTGATAGTACAACAAATTTTAGATTTACAGCACCAGTTGCTGGAAAATATCTTTTTATGGGGCACTTATACATTTACAGTGTGTATCAGGCGGAAGCATTTATCTATAAAAATGGATCCGAATACAAAAGGTTTTCTGGACCATTAGGAAGTGGAGGGAATGATAATCCAAATGGTATAGATTTTATGGATATTGTACATCTTGATGTGAGTGAATATGTAGAAATTTATGGATATCAATCTAGAAGTGGAGATACTGCAACTCAAAGCATATATGGTGGCGTCATCAAAGAAACATCATTTGTCGGTTACTTTTTAGGATAAATAAACACATATAACATATTACTATGAAATACGATATTCCATCAGCACTACAAAAACTCACACCAGGAGCAGAATGGGTTCTGCGTGGTGGTGAGTATTCTGGTTTGGAGTGGATTAGAGGAAACGGATACGAGAAACCAACCGAAGAAGAAATTACCGCAAAGATTGCCGAACTGGAAGCAGAAGAACCAGTAAGACTTCTACGTATTGAGAGAGACAAGAGACTCGCAGCAACTGACTGGAAAGTTGTAAAGGCAAAGGAGACTGGTACAAACCTTTCTGCCGACTTCAAGGCATACCGTCAGGCACTTCGTGACCTTCCTTCTACGGCGACTCCTACGCTGAATGAGATGGGAGACCTTGACCTTTCTTCTGTTACTTGGCCCACCGAACCTGCTTGATAAATGGCTTCTGAATTAAGAGTAGATAGAATTATTCCTGTTAATGGTGTCCCTACTGGTGGTGGGGGTGGTATTATACAGGTAAAATCCACAAACTTTAATACTGAACTAGTATATGGAAGTGCTGATGGAACTGGACAATCCTTGACTAGTGGATTTAGTGTTATTCCATCAGAGTCTTATGTAAATATAACATCAATAGGAACAAACTCTAAATTTTTAGTAATATTTTCCGGTAATATTTCTGCAAGCAATGATGCTGTTTATGGTGACTGTATCTCTGGATTTGGAATTGTTGTGGATCCAGCTGGAGGAACATCTTGGTCTAGGATAGGATCTGGTGGAAATAATACATATCCAAACAATGTTAAATTCTTTTTTAGTAGATTTGATGCTAACGCTGCTGGAAATGATGCTTTTCATAAAATGCCTTTGAGTGGAAATTTTCTTTATTCATCTTCCGTTGCATCAGGTACAATAATGAGATTTGCAATTGAGTATTTTCATTATGATGATAATAACCATAACACGCTTTATGTTAATAGGAGTAGTAATAGTTATACAACTGCTTCCAGCCCTGATAATAGTAGAGTATACGCAGGCGGTAATGCAACATCTATAACAGTTATGGAGATATCAGGATAATGTCAGAATTAAGAACAAATAGAATTATTCCAAGAGACGGACTGCCTGCTGGTGCGAGTGGTGGTATTATTCAGATTGTACAATCAAACTATTCAGTATCAACTGCAATTAGTGCAAACACTGATTATACCGATACTGGATTAACTGGAACAATCACTCCAACAAGAAGTGATAGTAAAATTCTTATAATAGTATCACAACAAGGGCACGTTTATAGAACTACAGCATCTAACCGTTGGGCTAATATAAGAATTGTTCGTGGATCCACTGAAATTTTTGAATGTAAACAAGCAATAGGTGGAAGAGGTGCTATTTCTGGAGATGCTTCCGACGTTGCTTCTGTAATATTACAAACATTAGATTCTCCAAATACAACTAGTGCAGTCACATATCACATTGAAGCACGAATTAATGATAATAACAATGCAAACTATACTGCTCAGGTAAGTGAAGGAACTTCTACTATGACTCTTATGGAAGTCTCTGGTTAAAGCTAAATCCCATCTTTAAAAGCAACAAACCTAGTCTACTTATAATTCAGAGGTCTGTCAAGACTTGACTTATAAGTAGATTTGTTTTATGATAACCTCTATCTAACTATTTTCTATGAAATTTTTAGTATATTCAAAAACAGGATGTCCTTATTGCACTAAGGTAATGACAGTCTTGGAAATGACTGGTAAGAAATTTGTTGAGTATAAACTTGACAGAGACTTTACACGGCAAGAGTTTTATGATACATTTGGGGAGGGTTCTACATTCCCACAAGTTTTATGTGATGATAAAAAGATAGGAGGATGCGTTGACACCATTCAGTTTCTCAGAGAAGAAAAAGTTATCTAATCAACACATAAATAAATCTAAGATCCGCGATGTAAATCGTGGTGTTGAACTTATTCTTAATGGAGGAAAGAAGCAATCAAAACCATTTCACATTATTTTTGAAAAGATGGTTTGCTTCTTAAAAAGGGAAGTAACTATCTATTTTGAATTTTCTCTAAAAATGAGAAAGAAAAAGTAGTTTCCCTAGGTAAGAAAAATGTTAGCAGCAGGTTTAGTATTCGGTTCATTCCTAACAGTATTATTTCTGATCGTGGGACTTATTGGTGGATGGGTTGCTAGAGAATATATGATGAACTATCGGGAAATTCCAAGACCTCACCCCGAAATGTTTGATGGACAAGGAAACTTGATCCCAGATGAGGTGATCGCATTTAATTTTGAAAACTATTATGACGACAACGAAGAAAACGACGACTAGAAAGACAACGGCGTCAAAACCAAGAGCAAAAACAACCACTCAGGCAATTCCAGATCTCCCCACAAATCCTTTTGTGTTTGAAGTTTTTGAAATTGCCTCTAAGCAGAGAAGCAATGCTAAAAAAGCAGAAGCACTTCAAAAGTTTTCTCATCCTTGTCTCAAATCATTGTTTATTTGGAACTTTGATGAGAGTGTAATTTCTGCTTTACCTCCTGGTGATGTTCCTTATGCTGCTGTTGATGAGCAAGATTCTTTTAAGGGAACACTGAGTGAGAAAATTGCTGATGCAGTTGAAAAAATGGGAGAACTTGGAACCAAGTCCCTTGGATCACAAGATCAAGGACGTTCTAGTCTTCGCAAAGAATATCAAAAATTTTATAACTTTGTAAGAGGTGGTAACGATAGGTTGAGTTCTCTTCGTAGAGAGACTATGTTTATCAATATACTTCAAGGTCTTCATCCACTTGAAGCAGAAATTCTCTGCCTTGTAAAGGATAAGAAACTTGAAACTAAGTATAAAATTTCCAAGGAGAATGTATCTCAGGCATTCCCAGATATCATTTGGGGTGGTCGTTCTTAATTTAAAACTTTTACATTATGACAAAAAACGTCGCAGAGATGTCTACACAGACATCAGTAGAGAATAATCCTATGTATTCCTGGTCAGCATCCGAAAAAGAAAACTCCAAACAAAAATATGGTGTGGAGATTATGATTGAAAATGGTACTTGGGATCAAGTGACCACAAAAGAATGCCCCAATGATGCTAGGATTGTTAAGTATGAAGTTGATGGTGAACTTCGTTATGATCTAACTCGTAGTCAGAAAGCAGTTAATATCTTTGATATGTACTGGGATAAATTTCGTGACGGACTCAAAAGCATTGAGTATGGTATGGGCAGGCATAATCCCAAACTCTGGGGAGCAAAACCACCTCAAACCAAAAAGAAAAAGTGATTTGATAAATGCTGGGAAATTTTCTCAGCATTTTTTTGACCTGTAAGGTTTTGTATCAAATTATACAGTTTATAGTTGCTAAATATCCACATAAGGTATATAATACCTGTACGTTCATCAGAGGAAACTCTGACGCAAGTAAGTCGCGGAACGGAGCGTTCATCCCATGTTAGAACTACTATTGTATTCTACAATTTCATGTCAGGATGCTGAATCTTTAATGATAAAGATCAGTAAAAACCGAGATCTACCGCCAGCAGTGGTAGTAGAATTGGTAGAGACCGTAAAGGAATCTGTTCCTCACTGCTATTGGGACGCAAACGACTGAAGGAACGGGTTTTAATTAACCTTAGTATTTCAGGAGACAACCATGAACACACTTAACATGATCAAAAAGCAGATTGAAAAAGCATCTGCACTTCACGACGCACAAATTCATATGACATCCTATCGTGGTGTTCAGTATGAGTGCAAGCAAGGTGAAGGGGAAACCCACGGCACCTTCTGCTATCGTGGTCATACTTATAATAAGTGAGTTACTTGTAAACGAATAGAGCGGGGTTCACACCCCTCTTTTTTTATGCTAAAATACGTCCAGTGAGAACTATCTCTTATGGAACGAGACAAACTAAAACTAATCGTTCGTAATCTTGAACTTCTAGTAGATTCTCTCAAAGCAGAAGTATACTCTGATACTCAAAGTTATATGAACTATGATGAGGTGAGGCAGAGTTTGCACGATTACGATGAAATCTTTGAGGACGACGATGGGTATCCCGACTGATAGAGCAAGAAAGTATATGAAGTTGCTTCGTAGACTGATTAAACAGGAGCATCTTTATAGTACTGAAAAGATTATTGAAATGAAACAACAACTGCGAGTGTTAGAAGAAGAACTCGCAGAACTAGAGAAAAAAGTATCGAAAGGATTTGGTCAATGAGCGTAAAACTGGTTAGTGTAACTCCTGATGCGGAGCAGACAATGGCATATGTTGCCAGAGTGTCGAACCCAAATAATCAGGAAAACCCCAACTATGCCAAGTTATTGGGTTATTGTATCAAGCACAACCACTGGTCTGTGTTTGAACAGAGTTTTATGACTCTGGAGATTGAGACTACTCGTGGTCTGGCAGCTCAGATTTTGCGTCACCGTAGTTTCACATATCAAGAGTTTTCGCAACGCTATGCTGATTCTTCCCTACTCTCGGAGACGATCCCGCTCCCAGAACTTCGCCGTCAGGACACCAAGAATCGTCAAAATTCTATTGACGACATTGATCCTTTCGTTAAGCAGGAGTTCGAGAT